ATTTTGTATTAAATTTATCAACTAATAACTTATAACTAAGTAATCGCATATCTCTTTCTTGATTAGAATATGTTTCTATCAATGCATCTTTTGGAGTTTGATTTGATTTAGATGTAGTTACATGTTCAACAATTACATTTTTACATTCTGATATTTGTTTTGGATTATCTACCTCATCATATTCAAACAACATGTTAATAGATGCTAATACCTTATAATTAGATATACGTATTTTCGATATATTTTCAAATACAAAATTATCTGAAATTTCTTTAACCAAATTATATCGTTGACGTTTTAATACAGATTGATTTAAACGTGCATGTGCTGCTTTTACTGTACGAATATAATCTAATGCTCTAGCATCTGATTTAAATTGTTCTTTAACTAATAAATTGTATAATTGCAATTCTTTTGCTAATTCAGTATTTTTACCAAAATATTTTTTAATAATATCTATAGTTACTGATTTATCAGATGTTAATGCTTCAGATGTTAATTTTCTAACCAACATCTCAAAAAGAATTCCGGTATTTTTATATTTCGAATGTTTTAGCTGCTTCATACTATATATAATGCTTTTTTAAATAAATATGTTAACTGTTTATAAAATGTTATTTTCATCCAATAGTGTACCAATATCAGATTTTTGTTGTTCTTTTGTTTCGAATAATATTTTAGTATTTTTTGTCTTCATATGTTTTAATATATCAGCATTTTCTTTAGATAATGATTTCATCGGTTTATGTGCCGGTTGAAATGCAGTTTTTTGATTTTCAGGATCAAATGCTTGTTTTAATTCTTTTGCACCCGTAGGATCCCAACCAAAAGCATTTTTATGTTGACCATATTTAATTCCTTCTGGTGGACGGCCTCCTAAATCTTTTTCTTCAACATCTTTAGAACTCATATGAAGTGATGCCATATCATGCGGTGTTCCATATGATACTCCGGTTACTGCTGGATCATTTCCTTCTTGTTCAATTTGATTTTGACGGAATCTTAATTTAAGATCTTCGATAATATCATTACGTTCTTGTAACCATTGTTCTTCAGACATATTGAATATATATTCATAGATATATTTATCTGATACTAATTTACTTTCTTTCATTGTGTTAGCTAATGTCATTTTTTCAGTCATTAATGCTACTTTTTGCTGATCGTAAATTATTGATGGTGGTGTTAATTCTAATTTAAATCCAATTAAATCTTCACCATCATAACCTTGTGTATATAAATGTACTATTGCTATTTTAGTTAATTCCGAAATCATTATTTTTTGAAGTCGTTCAATTGTTCTAGCAAAACGAATATCCATTGATGCTAATGTAGTTTTACCATCTACTTCAGCACCATATCCTAAAAATGGTTTTGGTATTTTTAAACCAGCCATCATTTTATCTTTTACATACTCAATATCTTCAATTCCGGTAAATGTCATACCTGGTAATGTATCTATCTGTGTAGATGATTGTCCTCCACGTACAGGTAAATAATAATCTTCTAACATGTTGTTAATGTTAAATTTTAAGTTATAATTTCCTGTTGATTGATCTACGTGTGGTATTTTTTTCATTTTGTTGATAATCGTTTCCATGAATGAATCTACTTCATTAGGTGGAATATTACCAATATCAATTTTAAATATACGTTTTTCAGGTGCACGCATTATACGATGAATAAGCATTGCATCTTCTAACAACATTAATTTTTGGAATTCTTTTCTAGCACCTTCGAGCATTGATCTACCATATGGTAAAAAGTTAGAATCAGACATTAATCTGAAATGTGCTACTTCGAATACATCATATTCATTTACATTGTTTCCAAAATATTTGAATTTAATTGTGTATTCTCCAGTTGCTTCATCATATTCTTCTAAACGTTCTAATTCATATGATGACATTGGTCTAATATTTAAAATACCAAGTTCTTCAGCAATATCCATTTTCAAAAAGAAATCACCGTATTTTGCCATGTTACGAACCCAAGCCCATAAATTGAATTCAACATTTAAAATATCATAGAATAAATTATATAGTATTTTTTGTATGTTAGAATTTTCAGATGTGATTGCTAAAACTTCTCCAAACTGATTAGCTAATGTAGATTCATCGGCATATATATCCAATGCAGAAGATAATATCGGATCTTTGTCCATTGTTTCATAGTCTGCATATAATTGCATTCTATTTTGTGTGTTATTATAATTGGAGTTATTATAATTACCATACCCACCACCACTAGCATTTTTAGAACCGTGTAATCTTGTATATCTATCAGTGATTTTAGTTTGGGCAATGTTACCACGAGATTGTAACTGATTTGTATCAACTACTTTTAATTTATTTTTACCATGTGTTCTAACAATAACATTGGTACTAAATAAATTCTGTAATCGTTTTCTTAAGTCTGCCATATTATATTATTTTTTAATATAAATATAGACAGTTATAAAAGCCAGGTTAAATTTTCATCGTTGAAACCATTATTCCATTTCCATGCATCAGTTGATGTAGGTTTACCGGTATAAATCACAGTATCTGTTTTTCTGAATTGAGATAAAGCACGTTTATTTAAATCGATACCTTGTTGACGTAATTTTAGTGCAGTATCACGTAACCATAATCCAATACAAAATGACATTACCAAATCATCATTATATCCTTGTTGTGATTGAGCTTTACCATTTAACCACACAAATACCAATAGTTCTTGTATTAATCGTTTACTACGTATTATCGGTGTTTTTTCACGCATATACATTTCTAATGCTGATATCATTAATGGTCTTGTTCGCATTGTTGTTGAAACACCCGGTACCATTTGTGATTTATCTTTCATGTCATAACCTTTAGTTAATTGTACATGTGCATCAGTATAACCATCATCTTTATATGTATAATGTAAATTTTGATATCCACGATCTAATGCAGGTTGAATTGCAGCCCAACCAATATTAGCATTTTCAATTGCTAGCAATGCATTGTTCCATTCTGATGCAACTGTAACCAACATATTACCATATTCATTTGGTGGTAGCTTACCTTTATATTCAGCTACTTGTCGTACATCTTGAACATCAATTACCTGGAATGCTGAATAATCTCCACCATCACCGCGAGCGACGTCAGCTACTACCATATAATCTCGAGAATAATCTGGATACTCCCATATCCAATAACCTTGATCAAATCCACGTTTTTCTATAGGCTCTATGCATTGTGCTTCATATTCTAATAATAATGGACCATCAACAACAGTATGTCCGGAACTAACAAAGTCACAATCACATTCTTGCGCAGCACCTCGTTCTCCTAATAATTGGGTTTGTTCATCTCTCCATGATTGATCTCGATCTGGATGCACATTCCAATGCAATTTAATTGTATGGAAACCATTTATATCTGCTTCCGCATCTGCCCATGTTTGATGAAACCAATTACCAACACCATTTGGAGTTGATAATACAATAGCACCACCACCTGTTGACAATGTTGCTTGTGATGCAATCCATATTTCTTCAATGTTTCGAATAAAGGCAGCCTCATCAATTATTAATAATGATAATGCTTCTGAACGTGCTCCAGTTGTTGAAGATGATACAGCTTTAATTTGAGAACCATTTTTAAATTTTAATGATAATTTATTGTCGGCTTCTATAGTACCTTTTAACCAAGTTGGTAAATTATCATGCATGACTCTAACTTTAGTTACTAAGTTTTTTGCTACTTCTTGAGTTGTAGCAATAACTAACACGTTAAAATCTTCTTTAAACAGCATACTCCATAACGCAAATCCAGCAGATAGTGTTGATATACCTAACTGTCTAGATTTTAATATTACATTGTATCGATTATCTCGCAATTCCGTTAATACATCATCTTGGAAATCATATAAATTAAATTTAATTTTTCCTCGTTTAGGATGTTGTATGTAACAATATTGTCGCATAAAAAACACAGGATCAGCAGCACATTTTAAGTACTGCTGTTGTATTACTTGTTTTAAATTTGGTTGTGCCATTTTATTTTATAACTGAATTGATGAGTTTACTTGTTATCAACACGGTAGTCATACCAGCACCAAATGTTATTATTCGATGTTGATACCATTTTGGAGCTAATAACTTTTCTCGTTCAACATATAAATTTATGTTATTTTGTAACAATTCTATTTTTTTATCTTTATATTGTAATTGCAATGAATCCATTTTAATTAAATGCTCTTGATCTAATATAATAGATTTTTGTTCATTGATTATTTCAGTATTAACTGAATCTACATAAAAAATAGAATCCAATGTAAATGATAAATCTAATACTTGTTGTCTCGTAAAACATGTATCTGGAATTTGAGAATTTACGTTAAATCCTATTAATATCAATAAAATTGTTAAAATTAATTTCATTTTTTTCTTTGTGTTTTTTTAATAATATTTTGTTTAGCTTCTGCTACGGTACGGTCAACTTTAGGAACATTTTTCTTTTCTGCTTCTAATTGTTTAACTTTGCGTTTTTTATTATATACACGTTTTTTAACTTGAGTTTTTGTTTGTTCTATTTTTTCAACAGCCGTATCAATTTTTTCAATTTCATTGTTGTTTTGTTCAATTTCAGTATCTATCACTTTAACTTCTGTTGCTTGTTTAGATACGATTAATCCAATACCGAATAATGCTAATATAGAACCGGTAATTTGTTTCCAATATTTTTTAATTAATGCTATCATCTGAATCATTTAATGGGTTTATGTTATTATTTAATTTATCTAAAAAGGTTTGTTTGAATTTTTCAAAATTTGATTGAACGATTTCTTCAAATTCTTCCGGAGTCATTTTTGCAGCCCAAGTTTCTGTTTGTCCTTCTGAATTAGATACAAATGACATTGTTTCAGTATATGCTTGTTTCAATGCTTCTACATCTTTTTCTGCAGCTGCTAACCATGCAAGTGCGTTTGCTCGCATTTTTTCTCGTTCATAATTTTCATATTCACCATTAGTTTTTAATTGATGTTCCATGTCGATAACACAATCTAAACACATATTATGTATCTTACGCATTTTTTCATCAATTGGTTTAGGAGAAATACATGTACATGTTTCTTTAGGACAATTACCAAATTTACGCATTTCATTTCGAATAGCC